CTAATATGCGTTCTTGCATAACCTTTTCAAGATCAGATTTCGTTTTAGCTTCTTCAATTTGTTTTTGTTTTATAGCCTCTTCTTTGGCTTTGTTTTGCTCCTCAAGTATTCTATCGTATTTTCTTTTTTCAGACTCAATTCTACCTTTGATAATATTATCAAGTTGTTCTTGAGTAAAAGTCATTTGCTTTGCTTGAGTTTCTTCTGGTTTTGTTTCTGTTGCTTGTGGTTGTTGATTTTCTGTAGCTTCAACTTGCTTTGTTTCTTCGCTCATATAGCTCCTTATATTGTTAGTTTTCCGTTACTATCATACCAATCAGGATTGACGTAACTCCACGAATGTCTGCAATTGTACCCACCACGAACTATCAAAGCATCACCGGGTTTTTTACCTTCCCACGATCTTTGCCATAATTGTCTAGCTTCTTCGATTGTAAATACATTGCTGATTCGTTTTTTATATACACCATTAATAATGTTTCGACAATGACTCCTTGTTGTGGGTATGACATCTCCATAATATTTAACAAAGGTAAGACCAGCGTCTAAAGCTTTTTTACTATTTACTTGAGCATCAAAGTCTCTCAAGCCATCTGCTAACAACTGACCAGCAAATCTTCGCATATTTTCACCAGTTCTAGTTCTAGCATATTTAGATTGTAAGGTTTGGACTGCTTTATCAACTTCTGATTGTTTTGATTTTATGTTCTTGTTTTTATTAACAAAATCAACAAGATCGTTAGCTTCTTCATCATTTGACCGGCTATAAATACCATTTATAGTTTGCCTGAGTTCTTCTTCTAAGTCTACAAAGTCTCTACCAACTAAAGTAGATTGATAAACCTTATCAGCTAATCTTTTTGTAAAGGTATTTGATACGTCTTGAAATTGAGTAAAGCTTTGTAATTTAAGGTTTCTAATAAGTTCTAAATCACCTTTTGTAAGTTGTTGAAATTTTAGTGGAATATTACCTATACCTTTAAAAGCTCTCTCAATCCTTTTAGCTTGTTTGCTGTAACCTTTTTTAGTCACTGTATCTGCCCACGATAAAAACTCAGTAGATAATATAGTTCTTATTTTGGGCCTAATAGCGATTGCAGCTTTGAGTTCAATAAGTTTACCTTTATCAGTTGGCAGATCTCTACTAGCCAAAGCGATAACATCTTTTTCTATTTTATCTAATGTTCTTATGAGGGATTTGTAATATTCTTGTTCTGCTCTATCTAAATTTTTTATTCTATAAAAAGTAAATTTTTCTACTTTATCAGCCATTTTAATCCTTATTTAAAAATGTGTAAATTTCGCTGTTCCTTAAAAAGTGAAATAAACAATTCAAATTAATCAATATCTTATTTATACAATTTTTCAATTTTTTTCATTTTACTAGCTTCTAGGCCATTTGTGAAAAGTCGATGTGGTATAATAGGTTATAAAAGATCATTTTCTTTTATGAGCTCTTTAACATCGTAAAGCGAAGCTATACAAAATAAAAGGATAATATATGTCTAATAATAATAAAAACCAGCCTCCAAAGTTAGGCAATAAACATATAAATAAATATGATTATGCGTTTGTAGAAATTTTTACAGATATTGATAAGAATTCTGAGACGTATGGTTCTAAATATATGAATATTTGTATTGGTGATTTTATAGATGGCCGAATACAAGATTTATTTCATATAAGAATAGAAGATCGATTTGTTTTTGAACATCATACTTTAGGGCAAAAAGATCAAATCAAACAAAGTAAACATAAATGTCAATCTCTCATTTCTAGAGATTTTGATAACTAAATTTAAATAAAACTAGCTTCGCTTACGATAAAGGCTCTTCCTCAACATTCTCAGCTTCAGTTTCTTCTTCTGTAAATTGGCCCACTTCTGCTTGGCTATCAATCTCATCAAAAGCTTGATTTAGTTTCTCATCATCATCAAGTACTGCTCTAGCAATTTCTTTATCTACCTCTTTGTTAAAAGTTGGTGATTGTAAGTTCATAGCTTTTGCCATTGAGAAATATTGTAAGTCATAAGCATAGTCTCTAATATTAAATGAGTCTGGATAATTGATCTCGCCATCAAAAGAAACATCTTGGAACATTGCATAAATTCTAAAAAGCTGTTCTTCTGCTATTTGTAAATTATCTGCTTTCTCAGATAATCTAGCGTTCAATAATTCAAATTCTGTTTGTAATGCGATCCCAGAAGATACTGCTTGTTTGGTTGTTCTTACAGCTCCTGTATGAGCAATTCTATTTATAGCGTTAACTTTGTTTGTAATAGAGTCCATAATCGCATTTAGGTTTTGACCAGATGGTTGTAGTAAATATGGTTTTAAATTTGGCTCTGTTTCTTCAGGCATTTCGATTACTGCACCAGCTCCAGCAGATGCATTGACACCCGGGGTTTTTACTAGGGATGGATGATTTGTAAGGCGGATCAGTTGCTCTATCTCACTATACTCATTGTAAATACTTTTTTGAAGATCAGCTATGTCTGTAAGGTCTGATTGACCAATTCCTCGTTTGTGCGATTTAGAATTGTATAAAATAACTGCTGGTATTTTGCCAATCAGATTGTCGGCAGTATCTATAAGAGTGGGCTCTGTTTTTTCCTCTGTTATATAAACAGTTTCAATTCTATCAGGATACCAAATTCGAACATATGTGCCTCCATCTCTATCCACCTCTTCTCTAACTTTCAAATAATCTAAATAATATTTACCATTTATATCTCTTTTAAAATTCCAATCTAAACAGTTTTCAGGAGTTACGATTGAAATATATGGTCTTATATCTTGATCTAGTTCTTCTGCTCTTGTGTTTGTTTGTATTGCCGGTTTATCTAAAATTAAAAAACAATGCCCGTAAATACTTGCATAATTTTGAGCTTGTTTCATAACTGAATTAAAATTATTACCTTCTAAATCTGCATCTTTTAAAAATACGTTCAATGATGGCTCGTCTGCCATTTCTCCAAAGTCTCTAGAAGGTCTTACTCTAAATAAAAAAGATGAATAAATTTGAATAATATTTTTACAATGATTATCGCAAGGAGTATTAGCAAGTCTTTGATTAAACTCATTATCTTGCTCTAAATTATATCGTGATAAATATTGACCCACAGTATAATCATAACCACCATTATAAGAACGAATATAATACTCCCATAAAGATACGTTTTCTTTATAATCTTTATGTACGTCTAAAGCCGTCTCTCTGCTATATGCCATTATTTAACTGCCCATCTTGTTGGTGTTAATTTTCTATTTTGAATTACTAAGGGTTTTATGTAATCTACTAAGTATCCAAGTGCATCGTTCATATGATCAAATCCATCTTCTTTATTTGGAATATTTGTATCTTCCTTATAAGTTTGTCTTTGTAATCCTTTTATCAAGGTTTTACAATATTTGCTAATAAAAATATGTCTTATACCTTTAGAATCTTTTAGTCGAGAATTGACAGTGTTTATCCTATCTCTTACAGCAGTATGTCTGAGTTTTGCTTTGACATCAAACCCAGCATTTTGAAGTATAGATAAATCTGTTTTACCACCAGCAGAGGTTTTTCTTTGTCTTGCAGCTGGATCAGGATAAATAAATATTGGAAGTTTAGTTCCATATCTGTTTCTTATCTCTTCGCACATTTCGTCAGTATTAGAGCCATAAATAACAACTTCATCAACAAAATATAATTTATCTCTCTCGACTTGAGCTACAGCAGCCGA